TATTCAGAAGTTGCAACAACCTTCACACTGCTTGATTTTCATTCCGGTGGCAAAGGCATGGCAATTGGTAAGGTGTCCGAAGTGGAAGATGAACTTGAAATTGACTTGGATGCGAATTTTTATAGGAACATTCAGATGGGTGGATGGAAGCGGTCAGATGATGAAAAGAACATGTACTTCAACACCACTGATGAAGCAGAATATCCGCACAATTGCAAGTTGTATGGTGCTAATGGCGCAAGTGTGACATCAATAGGTTGTTGGGACACAGCAAGATCGCATGGAATATGGCGATATTTGAGCAGTACACAGAACTTTGTCTTTGATGCGAATGTGAAGGTCACAAGGGCAAATGGTGGTGATGAATTTGTCACATCAGACCCGGTGACACATGGGAACAGGACAGGCAGGGTGCATTTTTCCAATGGGCTGTTGATTCAATGGGGGAATGTAACTATCACACCTGAACCGAGTACACCAACATCAAAAGCTGTGGGATTTGATGTTGCATATACTGATGCACCTGTTGTGCTTACAACAGCATACACAACAGTGCCAGGAACATCAGTGTTAGGGGTTGCGGCAGCTAACATCACAACAACAGGCTTTGATGCGTTTGTCACAAGAGCAGGCACAACAAACACAGGTGTCATGTGGGTTGCGATAGGTTACAAGGCACTATAAATAAAAAAATACAAAAGAGAGGTGGCAGAAATGCACGAATTTATTGTTTCATATTGGCTTGAAGCTTTGTTTGGATTGGCAATCACAGGGCTTGGGTTGGGCTACAAACGTTTAAAAAAGAGATTCAAAGAACAGGATGAATTGAAGGAAGGTTTGGTTGCGATTCTGCATGACCGGCTTTTCCAATCAGGCATGTATTTCATTGAAAAGGGTGAAATCACTGTTTCTGCTTTGGATAACATTGAAGGCATCTATAATGCCTATCACAAACTTGGTGGCAATGGAACAGGCACAGAAATATATGAACGTGTAAGGGAATTAGAATTAAAAAAATGAAAGGGGCAGGGGATTAACCCTGCCCTTTTTTTGTTTAGCCGATATGTTTTACTGTTCGGCAGAATGCCTAACCTTGTAAAAACATATTTGTCTAATTTATATACTTGTGCAAGTATATAAATTATGATACAATGCCTTTAGAAAGGAAGGGAATTATATGAAAGAGTATAGACCATATAAAATCACTGTTAGATTATCAGGGAACATTCAGGAATTTGACACTGACAATGGAATAATTACTTTTAACCCAATCGGCAACAAAAGAACATCTGAAGCTTCTGCATTAAAATCTGTTAAAGACACAGTAAGATTGGCAGGGTGTAAGGTTGAAGAAGTGATAAGCATGGAAAAGGTAATGTGAGGAGAGGGAAACAATGGGAAAATCTGCGACAAAAGCAAAAAACAAATACAATGATGCAAATTATGATCGGATTTCATTGTCTGTACCAAAAGGGCAAAAGGATGAATTGAAAGCATTTGTTGAAGAATGCGGATATATGTCCATGAACCAATTTATAGTAGATGCAATTGATTTCTACAAAGAAGCTGTTCTGCGTGACAGAAAGAGGAATGAAGAAGCAGATCAGGAAATCATGAAAAAACGTGAAGGGACTGATTGCAAGTGATAACCTTGGAAAAGCAAGCTGCGGATGCACTTATTGTCAAAATGGTTCAGCATGGTGTTGTGAAAACACAATCCTTTGTGGATGGGAAACCAGGACACATTGACAACAAAGACATCAAACGATTGGGATATAAAAGCACACATGACTATGTGCTTGAACTAATCAATCAGGGCTACATAATAGCAGACTAAGAAAAGGGCAGGATTTCCTGCCCTTATTTTTTGCACAGCAATCTAAGAATTAAATCCAACAATGAAACATCATTGCATTCCTTGACCTTCTGCATAATTCTTTCTATGTATTCTTCCCGGTCATCCATACTCCCACCTATTCATAAGATTCTATTCTTGCAATAGAAATCTCATAAGCTGTCTTATTTTCGGGAACACCATCAACCATCTTCTGATATTCCCTGCTTTGCATTCTGCCTACAAAGGAAATATGTGTTCCTACTTCAAGCCTGGATGCAAGTGCAGCATCCCTTCCCCATGAAATGCAAGGGATATAGTCTGACTTGCCACATACCCGGTTCACCGCAATCAGCAGATCAGAAATCTGCCTGCCTGAAGGCGTGGTCCTGAAGGATGGTTGTCTGCATATATATCCATCAAGATATAGGTCATTTGTATTGGTTGATTCTTCTGCCAGGTATAAATCCAAAGCGAACACACTTAAGACTAGGTGTGTCTTTTCGCCATCACTGATGTTATAGGACCGAACCTGTCCAATGACACAGATAGGATTGTTTTCATATGTAATTTCACTGTCAATCAGTCTTTCAGACACAATGATTGGCAGGTAGTCTTTTGTACCACTGATTCTTTCAATCTCCAGGATGAAACTATAAAACTTTTCTCCAAAGCTTTCATGGCTGAATGTAAATTCGGAAGCCATAGTTCCTGATAGTGTAATTTGATTGTTTTGTGTGGTTTTCATAATCTTTTCCCCATGTGTGAAAAAATGTTTTTCTGTTACAAAAAAATTATATTCCCAAATATTGACAGCAAAAAATATTTAATTTAACATTATTTTTGTATTTTTTGACTTCGTTTCGTGTCAAATTTGACACATGGGGTATTTTATGCTAGGGGAAAGATTAAGAACCATACTAGGAGCCAAGAAGATTTCTGTTGCACAGTTTGCAGAAATGTGTGATCTACCGGTAGAAACTGTGAAAAACATTTACTATGGGAAAACACCGGACCCAAAGATTTCAACAGTCATGATGATGGCAAAAGCCTTGGACATGAATTTGAATTGCCTGATAGGGGAATGCCCACACACAGTGGATGAAAAAAGCCTACTTCAGTATTTCAGAGCATGTGGCAATCATGGAAAAAGCATCATCATCCTGTCTGCCAAATATGAAGCACTGATGGCAAGAAGCCAAAGGGAAGCTGCAACGAAACACACAATTCCATGTATGCTTCCTAAAGGGGAAATACACAATGGAATCGTGTATGAAGATTGTGAAACAGTGGAAATCGAAACATCTGTGAAAGAAGCCTATGTTGGAATTAGAGTGACAGCAAATTGTCTGATGCCTACATTCTGCAAAGGTGACATTTTGTTGTTTGCAAACCGGTTCCCGGAACATGGTGAAATCGGTGCCTTCTATGTGGGCGAAAGGGCATTTGTGCGGAAGTACATTGAAGAAGAAAAGCAATACAGATTGCAATGCCTTCACAACAGAAGTGATGACATCACTGTGAAGCATCTAAGTGAAATTGAATACATAGGAACTTATTGCGGTGTAATAAGGACATAGGAAAAGGTCAGGCGAAAACCTGACCTTTCTTTTATGCGTTCCATGTATGACCACATGCCTGACAAACGCACATTTTCTTTGTTTTGTTCACTGCCTTCTGCCTTTTTGGAATGAAGATTGCAGCAAATAAAGCCGGGATGGTTAAGAAGAACCATTTGATGAAAACCCACCACCATCCGATCAGGCACCACCAAATGATGCCATGGTGACGATTCTTCAACTTTACTTGATTAACTACCTGGATTGATACATTTTCAGATTTACATTTAGGACATGCCATTGTTACTTTCTCCCCATCATTTTTTCTTTCAGTTTAAATTGGTAAACTGCGAAAATCTATTGACAGAATCACCAAAATTTCTTGCAAGGATTTGGTGGAAATAAAAAAGGGCAGGAAAATTCCCACCCTTTCTGTCATGACAAAGTGCTTGTGTGCTTGATGTTCAAGATGATAACTGCTTCTTCCTGCACTTCGTACTGTATGGCATATCTTTTGTAGAACATTGTCCGGATGCTTTCATCATCAGGAATGGTTGCCGGGTGTCTGTATGGGAACACCTTCAGATGGTCCAATTTGCCCCGGATGTCCTGGATGATCTGCTTTGTGTATTCCGCATCCTGTGTTTCCTCTAAATAGTAGTTGAACATATTTCTGAAATCATCTTTTGCTTCGTTTGTCACCTTCAGTGTGTATGCCATATTCTTTTTCTATCTCTCCCATGAAATCATCAAAGTCTTGTAATTCTTCCCCACTTGTTTTGTATCGCTTGATTGAATCAACAGCCGATTTATACAAGCGCATTTCTTCTTTCATCTTCATATATTCCCCATGTTCCATGATAACCAAATGACCGGTGCCATTCTTAGTGATGAAGATTGGTTCCTTTTGCTGTGTGCATATCTCACTTATCATGTTGGTGTCACGCATTGCACTGATTGGCAAGATTTCCATTGTATCACCACCCTTCATGAACATTATATGATAGTGTACACAATAATGTACAATATTATGCTCATTTGCGTGAAGGATGGTTCGCTTGCGTACTGTGTACGCATCCTGTACGCACCGGCACAGTGAAGCGAAAATATAGAAAATGATGATAAATGATGATAAGTGTTCACAATCCCTTGATACCATTGAATTTTGGGTGTTGCTAAATGATAATAGATGATATAAAATGTTGCTAAATTAGTCAGATACAACTCCATGTGGTAGTGGACTAAAATATAAAAACTGCCATGGAAAACGTTGATTCTATGCGGTTTCTAGCACTCTGAAGAAATGATTTTTGTGAACATGTACGCATTTTGTACGCATTGGTTCTTGCGTACGCATCTGCGTACATGTTTTATTTTACACGTTTCAGAAGCTTTTCAGATGTTGCGAACAGTTCCGTCAAGATAGCTTCGGCAGCTTCCTTCGCATCCTGTTCTGTTTTGAATCCACTTTTTTCAATTTGCTTCCGCTTGCCTTGATTGTCATAGGTAGTGATGCTGTATTGGAAAGAAGAACCTCTGTCCCTGATTGAATAGGACCTGATGTTCACACCATCTGTCCACACATGCTTTCCTCTTACAGTGTTCTTTTCGGTAGACCACATGCAATTGCTTGGGCAGAAATCAAGTGTCTTGTCTTTGCGAATCAATGACAGGTCATCTTCATATCCATTTTCCAATGCCCACTGTTCAAACACTTCATAATCAAGCCAGGCATCATGGAATTTGATTCCCCGGTCTTTATAGAATGCAGTACCATTGCATCTGTTCTTGGTAGTTTTCCAAATCTCATAAAGTCTTTCATTCTTGCGCTTCACATTCAACCTTCCAACACGTTCAAATATTTCCATGGACTTCACACGCATTTCATCTGTGTTTGTCACATAGGTGTCCATTGTGGTCTTGATGGAAGAATGTCCAAGTCTTTCAGATATATCCTTGATCTGAAGTTCATCTGCACTTGAAACAAGAACTGTGGCATGTGTGTGTCTAAGCATGTGGAAGTGGAAGTCAGGGAATCCCATTTCGGTTCTGACAACCTTCCCAACATATTTCATTGTGGCTGTTCCTCTAAATTCACCGGATTCTTTAACACATACAAGCTTCACCCTTGGATATGGGCAGATGCCTGTTTCATCAGTTTGCGAAATGATTCTGTGTTCAGTTCTTCCGTTTAGAAGTTGTTCTTCCTTCAGATAGTGCTTCACATAAAATTCACCATATTCAGCTTCTGCCTTTTCTTGCATTTCCTTGTATTCTATAAGGGCATTTGTGAGTTCTTCACCAATCTTGATGGACCTATAAGAAGAATTGTTTTTCAATGCGCCAAGATACCATCTGTTCAATGCTTTGCCTGCTTGCTTCCTTCTACCGGAAACAGAATCCTTGTCCTTCACCTTGCATTGTTGTCTGACATGGATGATTCTGTTTTCTAGGTCAACATCATCCCAGGTAAGCCCAAATACTTCACCAACACGCATTCCGGTGTAGTAACCAATAAGAAGTGGGTAATATTGATAAGGGGACCTGCTAAAACGTTCAAGAACAGCTTCCATTTGTTCTTTTGATAAAATAGTAGGTTTTGCTTCTTTCGGCTCGAATTTGGGCAATTTAACAGGTTCAGCGACATTGTAAGGGATAAGCTTGGCTGTATACGCAGCATAGCCAAATGCACCTTTGCATACCTTCAGAATGTTCTTCAGGAACTTCTGTGTGAATCCCTTATTCAGATAGATGTCATTTATCATGTTTTGCAGTGTCATGACATCAATAGATTTCAACATGAAGTGTCCAATCCTTGGCTTGATGTGATTCTTGATGATGTTTGAATATGCAGACACAGTGTTATCTGCCAGGTTCACAACACAATAGTTTTGAATCCAATAATCAAGATAATCAGCCACAGACATTTCCGAAGGTTCAAAGTGCTTCCCTGCACGTTGATATTCAGCAAGTGCAAGTGTGCCTGCCTTTTCTGCTTCTTCCTTTGTCTTGAAGCCTGCCTTGGAAACATACCTTCGCTTGCCATCCACCTTGGCAGTTTCAAACCGGTACTGCCAGGAAGGTTTCTTCTTGTCACCTCTGTTATTGATGATTAACCTTGCCATTTCTCCCATCCTTTCTTTTTTATAAAAAATATTATTTTAGTAAAAAAATATGTTTTTTAGCAAAAAATTCTTCGTGTTCCATGTGCTAACAATTACCATTGTTTTGATTAAATTCGTGTTATAAAATAAATTCAGAACATTCGTTCTCCCCGGTGAAAGGAAGATGCTGCATGAAAGAAGAATACATACAAAAGATCAATGAATTATTAGGGCAATGCAATGACATTTCACTGCTTGACCTTATACTGAAACTACTTGATAAAAGCTGATAGCATTTGCTTGACACCCTGAATCTTTTCTTCATCAAGGGTGTTCAAGGTTTCCACTAGAGATAGAAAATCTTCATCAGTTCTTAATCTACCAATGATTTCAACAATAGAATCATTGGTCTTTTTTGTTTCTTCATCTACCCATCCCATAAGGTGAGCCGGTGTGGTAGATAAAACTTCCGCAAACTTCGCAATCTTTGATTGTGGAATATCATTTATCCCCATTTCAATTTTGTTGATTGTTGACTTGCTTTTATATCCCATCCTGAAAGCAAGTTCTTCCTGGGTTAAATCTAATTCCTTCCTTCTTGCCATGATGCGCTTCCCAATACCTGTCATAAAAGTCACCTCTTTTCTTATTGGTAATTGAATCTTACCACTAAATCCCTTTATAATCAACTTTTTTTAACTTTTTTCAAAAAAATAGTTGACTTTTAATCTACCGGGTACTATATTGGAAAAGTAGATTGTGAATCTACTCACATAAAACACATCAGGAAGGGGGTGCCAGTAACAATGACTAACACAGTATTGCTTGAAGAAAAGATTGATGCTTCAGGTTATAAGAAAAGCTATATTGCAAAAGCAATTGGTTTGAAAAGCACAGCAGGCTTAATGAACAAGGTGCGAAATGTAACCGAATTTACAGCAAGCGAAATCAATATAATGTGTGATTTGCTAAAAATCGAAACATTAGAAGAAAGACATGCTATTTTTTTTGCAAATTAAGTAGATTATAAATCTACTAAGTGGATGGAAAGGAGAAGGCATGGAAGATTTACTTTATACAGTGCCGGAAGTAGCCAAGATTCTAAAGACAAATGTTGACTATGTTTACAAATTGCAAAGGGCAGGGCTTATCAAGTTCATGAAGATCGGCAGACTGAAATGCAGGAAGTCAACCTTGGAAGCCTTCTTGGAAAAGTTTGATGGTTTTGACATCAGTGACCCTTTCAATATCAAAGAGGTAGAAGCGGATGAAAAAGAATAGTGCAGTGATTGCATTCCTGATTGCGCTTCCTCTTTCAATTTGGGTGATTGGACAAACACCGGATAAGGAAGTACATACCAAGACAATTGAACAGGTGGCAAGTGGGCAAAGGGAAATCATCATTTATGAAGTTTCTGTGGAAGAACCTGAAATGGTGTCCCTTGGCGAATTTAAACTGACAGCCTATTGCAGTTGTGAAAAGTGTTGTGACAGATGGGCAGACCAAAGACCGGTTGATGCAGAAGGCAATCCCATTGTGATTGGTGCAAGCGGTGAAGAATTGATTCCTGGAACAAGCATTGCGGTGGATAAGGATGTCATTCCTTTTGGTTCGGAAGTGGTTATCAATGGACAAGCTTACACAGCGCATGATTGCGGTGGTGCCATCAAAGAAAACCGGATTGATGTCTACTATTCGGACCACAGCGAAGCTTTGGAATTTGGTGTGCAATATGCGGAAGTATTTATGGAAAGGAAGTGAAACGGATGGACAAAAACTTGATTTATGAAGGCAAGGCAACATTGGAAGATTTGTATGCCCTGCATGAATTGGGATATGAATTTGTGATTGAAGATGGGGTGATTGTAGATGTACTTCACTGATGACCCGGTAAGGGATGCAGAAAGATACATGGCAGATCAGGAAAGGGAATTGCAGAAGCTTCCCAGGTGTTGCGAATGTGATGAACCAATCCAAGATGATGAATGCTATGAAATCAATGATGAATTGATATGTCCGGATTGTTTACAGAAGAATCACAGAAAATGGACAGAAGATTTTTGTGAGTAAAGAAGCACCAAAGATGCCAACACTGAAAAATTGAAAGGTATCAAATGGTAAGGAATTTTTACATAGAAGGCATCATTGACGGAAGAAAAACAGACCTGACAGGTGGACCTGGAAGGAAAGATGGCGGGATGGTCCTGTATTTAACACAGCGCAATGAAGGGCGCATTGAAAAGTGCGCAACTATTGAATGCTGTGCTGATGGGGACAACCTGAAAACCATTGTCTATGACAAGGATGGCAATGCCATTTTTGAGAATGTAACAAAAAGATAAGCGAAGGGAGATATAACCATGTGGAAATTAACACTGATGCAGAAAAGGAAGTCTGAATATTCGGACTACATGAATGAACAGAAGATTGAGTTCTTCAGCGAAGATTTGTTTGAATTAGCAATCACTGTTGAAAGACTTATCAATCACACAGAGGTTGAAACAGAGTTCAAGATTGAAAGAGTGAAAGAAGGTGAAGGCAATGAACATCATTGAAAAATTAAGTGTTATTCAGCAGGAACTGATTGCACCAAAGAATCAGTACAACAGCTTCGGAAAGTACAACTACCGGTCCTGTGAAGATATCCTGGAAGGCTTGAAGCCATTTCTTAGCAAGTTGAAGGTGGCTGTCACTGTGTCTGATGAAATAGTGGAGATTAGCGGAAGATTCTATGTAAAAGCAACAGCAACCATCCATGACTGTGAAGGCGAAGGATGCATCAAAAATGTTGCTTATGCAAGGGAAAGTGATGACAAGAAGGGCATGGATGCTTCACAGGTCACAGGCGCAACATCATCCTATGCAAGAAAGTATGCGCTGAATGGGCTGTTCTGCATTGATGATGTGAAGGATGCAGACACAAGGGACAACAGACAGCAAGATGCCAAGGAACAGAAGCAGGCAGAAGAAGATCAGAAGCAGATTGAAAACATGAAGATTGCAGATGTGAAGGTGAAGGCTTTGCAGCAGAGATGCGAAAAGGAAGGTGTTGATGTCGGCAAAATCCTGAAGCTTTACAAGGTTGACAGTCTTGCAGACTTGACCGAATTGAAGTTCCGCAACATCAGCGATCATTGGGAAGATATAAAGAAGGCGAACTAATATGGCAGAGTTCACAGGGAAATTTGAAACTATCAATATTGATTGGAAGTCAGGTCAGAAGCAAGCGGTGTTCACTATCAATGAACCTTCTGCAATGGCATCCCTTATGGAATTACAAGGGGTTGAAAAGCTATCCATCAAGGCTGTTCGGTACAGAGAAAAAAGAAGCCTGGATGCCAATGGGTTGTTGTGGCTTTGCCTTGGAAGGATAGCAGATGCCCTGCGGTGTGACAAATGGGAAGTGTACCTTCGGATGCTGAAGCGATATGGCAAATATACATACATATGCGTGAAGCCAAATGTGGTGGATGCAGTCAAGGCGCAGTGGCGAGAATGTGAAGTCATTGGCGAAGTGGACATAAACGGACAGAAGGCAATTCAGATGCTTTGTTACTTCGGAAGCAGTACATATGACACAAAGGAATTTTCAGAGCTGCTTGATGGTGTCATTTCTGAAATGAAGGAAATGGGACTTGAAGCACCGGCTTCAGAGGATATGCGCAGAGCATTGGAACAATGGGAAAGGATGCAGAACAATGGCAGATAAAAGATTCAGCATCATAGTAGATGATTTAGATTATTGCATAGTGTGCGGTAGACCACATCCGCACAAGCATGAAGTGTTCTTCGGTGAGAAACAGAGGAAGCACAGCATTGAGCATGGCTTGGTCCTTCCGCTTTGCTACATACACCATGAAGGCAATGATGGTCCACATCTTAATCGCAAAACCGATTTGCACTATAAGGAAGTGGCGCAGCGAGTATGGGAAAGTAAATGCGGAAGCAGAGAAGAATTTAGAAGGATTTTTGGAAAATCGTATTTGTAGAAAGTGAGGAAATAAAAAATGATGAACAAATGGATTGGTATTGGAAGATTAACAGGTGACCCGGAAGTTAGATGGGGACAGACAGCAGATGGACCATTTGCTGTTGCAAGATACACACTTGCGATTGACAGAAAGGGAAAGAATGAGGATGTGGACTTCATCAGATGTGTTGCGCTTGGTCGCAATGGTGAATTTGCAGAGAAGTATTTACATAAGGGAATGAAGATTGCAGTGGAAGGTCGCATTCAGACCGGAAGTTATACCAATAAGGATAATCAGAAGGTATACACCACAGAAGTTGTTGTTGAAGGTCATGAGTTTTGCGAAAGCAAAGGTTCTTCAGCACCTGCACAGTCAAACAGTGATGGCTTCATGAACATTCCTGATGGAATTGATGACTGCGAACTTCCATTCAATTAAGGGGTGTTGATATGCCGATTAACAGTAAACAAAAAGGCGCAAGGTTTGAAAGGTTGCTTGCTTCCTTGTTTCGTGAGCATGGATATGAAGCAAGGCGCACAGCACAGTATTGTGGAAACACAGGGGAAGCTTCAGATGTTGTGGGGCTTCCTGGAATCCACATAGAAGCAAAACATCAGGAAAGGATGCAGCTATATGATTGGATGGACCAGGCAAAGAGAGATTCAGCAGGGACAGGCAATCTTCCGGTTGTATTCCATAAGAAGAACAATGCAGAAATCCTTGTGACAATGCAGTTTGATAGTTTCATGGAAATGTACAAAGAATGGGGGACTAGAAATGAGTAAATCAGCCGAACTTAGAACAACCACTGCCCTTGTGAAAGAAGTCTTGGCAGATGTTCCGGACACAAGAAACAGTGATGACTATTTGTATTATATCGTTTGTTCACGCATCAATTCAATTGCACTGAACATGCCATTTGGGAAGGTTTTGATGAACAGAAAGCAATATTCCTTCCCGGCATTTGAAACAGTGCGCAGATCAAGACAGAAGGTGCAAGAAACGCATCCTGAATTGGCAGGAAACAGCAAGGTAGAAGGGCAAAGGATGCTGAATGAAGAAACCTTCAGAGATTATGCAAGGGGTACAGTGTGATGGCAGATGTTAAGTGGATAAAAATCACAACAGATGTGTTTGATGATGAAAAGATTTTGCTTATAGAAAGCCTTCCTGATGCCTACGCAATCATCACAATATGGTTCAAGCTTCTTTGCCTTGCAGGGAAACAGAACAACAGTGGTGTGTTCATGATGGGCAATATCGCATACACAGACAAGATGCTTGCAACAATCTTCCGAATGAAGGAATCCACAGTGACAATGGCACTTCAAACCTTTGAGCAGTTCGGAATGATAGAAATCATTGATGGTGTCATAACCATTCCAAATTGGGGCAAGCATCAAAATCTTGAACAGATAGAAGCAAGGCGAGAATATCAGAGAGAATATCAGAGAAGTTACAGACAGAAGCAGAAGCTGTTGGTGGAGAATGAAGGCGAAAAAAGTGATAAACATTTACGTAAACATTTACGTGATGATGATGTTAACAGCCTAGAAGAAGATATAGAAGAAGAAATAGAAGAAGATAAAGAAAAAGAAAGAGAAAAGATAAGGTATCAACAGGTCGC